GGCGAGCACGGTCCCGGCCGCCCCATCGGTCAGGTCGAGATCGGGCGGCGTCGAGGCCGTCACGAGGTCGTACGGCGCGGCGACATGGGCGGCGCCGTCGTCGCCGACGTACCAGCGCGCCGGCCAGGCCGCGCACAGGTCGGCCAGGGCCTTATCCCGGTCGCGTTCCCAGACGACGGTCGAGGCGACCGGCCGGTCAGGGAACCCGGCCGGTACGACGGTAGGCAGGATCCCGCCGAACAGCCGGGCGAACTCGCTTTTGAACGTCGCGCCGGGCGGCGGCGTTTCGGCCGCGGCCAGCTTGTCGTCGACGACCAGCTGGGCGAGGTCGTGACCCTCGACGACGACGGTCGCGTTGTCCTCGTCGCGGCGCCATTCGGTGATCAGGTACCAACCCAGGTCGAGTAGTTCCCGGTCGCCGTTCGGATAGCCGATGCCGGACCGGACATGCAGCCGTTGGCCGTAGGCGGCCAGCGGCGCCAGCGGGTCGCCGGCCGGGTCCCAACGGCGCGACGCGGTACGGGCCGGCACGGTCAGGGTCAGGCGTCCCTTGACCACGGCCGTGTCATCGAACGCCAGACGGCCCGACACGAGCGGTACCTGGGGCGCCAGCTGGACGGCGCCCAGCCATGACTCGACGACCGTCACGACCGGATGCGAGTACGCGATCAGGGCCCGCCACGCGTCAGACGTTGGCCGCAACGGGGGCCCCCTCGTCGGTCGGGATCATCGACAGCTGCAGCAGGGTCGCGCGTAGCGCGTTCAGGTCGGCCAGGGTCGCGCCCAGGTCGGCCAGGCCGCCCAGGGTCGCCGGTAGCGGCAGGGCCGTGGCCGGTAGCGGCTCGATTTCCTGAATCTCGACCTTGACCCAGCGCCGCTGGTCGCCGCCGAAAGCGGAGTAGCGCGTTTCGGTGACGTCGCCGACCGACGCCGTACACGACACGATCGACGAACCCGGCTGGGTTCGTAGTACGACGATCGCGCCGGCCGTCAACAGCGCGACCAGCGCAACCGTGTCGGCGTCGCTGGTCGTGTACAGGGTCCACCGGCCGGCCGGCGTCGCATGCACATCGGACAGTGCCACCGGGTCGGCCCGGCCGAGCACGCTCAACAGGGCCCGGCGCGCGGCCCGGGCCCGGTCCGGCCAGCTGGCCAGGGTGACCCGTAGGACGGCGCCGGTGGCCGGGTTCGACAGGTAACAGCCGGCCGTGCCGGTGATCATGACCGTGTTCGACGACACGGCCACGGCCGACCCGTCCAGGTACGTGATGATCAGCCGGTACGTGATCGGCACGCCCAGCGGGGCCAGTTCATCGATGAACGACACGGCCTCACTGAGCCGCGACCCGATGAAGATCGGGGCAGAGTCGCCCGGCTGGTCACGGGCGACCGACCACGTCGCGACGTTGCCGATGTTGCCGATGTACGTGTCGACCTGGACAACCGGCACCGGGCTACCCGGGATGACGGTAGCCCAGATGGTCGCCGGCCCGACGTCGACCGTCACGGCCAGGCCGGCCGCCGTCTGGGTCGTCGCCGGAATGTGTGCCAGCGTCGGTATCAGCGGGTCGGCGGCCAACTGTGCCAGCGTCGACGCCGCCCTGAACTCGACATCCAGGTATTGATAGCTGCCGACAAGGTTGGTGGGGAAAATGTCCGGCGCCCCAGGGTTGAACCGGCTTTCAATGCCGGTCAGGCTGGCCGACGCCATCGGCGGCGTCGGCGATATGTAGCCCCAATAGCTGTTGATCACTCCATAGGAGACGATGTACTCGCCGACGGCCAGATACACCGGCGCGGCCAGCGGAACCCGTTGACGACCGGACCCGGTTTCACCGGTCGTCGTTGCCGTGGCGACCCGTGTCCCGTCTGGGTGTCGCCACAGGTTCATCTTGTGTGACGTCAAGGCGTCGCCGTCATTGCGCCAGAAGAACAGCGCCGACACGTACCCGGGTATGTTGACCCGGAACCGGTAGCCCAGTTCGAGCGTGTCGACCACCGGCCCACCGGTATAGCTGAGCGTGTTCAGCGTTTCGACCGGGCCGTCAAGCTTTGTGGACAGTGCCAACAGGGTCGTCGCGTACGCCGTTTTGGCCGCGGTGACGGTGACCGTGTAGTCATGGTGACCCGGCGTCGTGTACGTGTGCGTGACGACCGTCGTACCCGACGCGTGTGTGGTCACGACGACCGGCGCCGTCGAGTCGCCGTAGCTGATCGTGAACGTCGGCGACTCGACCGGGTCGAGGCCGGCGACGGTGAACTGCCACGCATCGGGGGCCGTCTGTACGCCGGTCAGGGTGATCATCCGGTGCCCCAGGATCCGGCGGCGAGTAGGTGGCCGTCGTCGTCGAGGCGGGTCGTAACGATGCGGTCGACGTAGCCGCGCATCCGTTGGCCGTCCAGCCAGACGTCGACCTGCAGGTTCATCGCCGACCGGCCGGCCTGGCCGGCCTGGCCGACGCCGGGCGCGGCCCCGGTCCGTTGGCCCGGGATGTTCGGCGCCGGCCCGATCGCCGGCGCGGCCCGGCCGCCGACGACGCTACCGATGGCGCCGCGCAACCAGTCGGGTACGACCATGCGGCCCAGCCACTCGATCGCGGTTCTGACCTTGTCGATGAGACTGTCGAAGATGCCGCGGATCTTGCCCCAGGCGTTCGACATGGCCTCGGCGATCTGGGCCCAGACGTCGCCGGCGGCGCCGCGCAGGATCCGGCCCCACTCGATGACCTGTTGAATGGCGTCGATGTAGGGCTGTATGACGTGGCCCCGGATCCAGTCCCAGGCCGCGGACATGCCGGCCTTGACGCCGTTCCACGCGCCGATGATCAGGTCGGCCATGATCTGGGCGCCGCGCCAGAGCAACGTGTAGTAGTCGATGACCAGGCCGAACACGAATTTGAGCACGACCCAGAAGATCTCGGCGGCGTCGGTGATGTTCTTGAATGCCTGTTGGACGATGGCCCGGAACGTGTCCGACTTCTGGTACGCGATGATGATGATAGCGATGAATGCGGCGATGGCGATCACGATCCAGGTCACCGGGTTGGCGAGCATGGCGGCGTTGACGGCCCAGACGGCGACGGCCAGGATGCCGAGCACAATCACGAGCGGCCCGACGACGTCGGCGTTCTGCTGGATGAACACAGCGAACTTCTCGAATATCGGTAGGGCCGCCTCGATCGCCGGTAGCAGGGCGGCGCCGACGGACTCTTTCGCCTCGTCTGTCGCCACGGCCAGCCGTTGCATCCGGCCGGCCGCCGTGTCGGCCGACGCCGCCGCGGCGCCACCGGTGAGGCGGGTCAACTCCGCCATCACGGTCGTCATGTCGGCGCCGGCCAGGACGGCCTTATCCATGCCTGGCACAAGCTTGCTCAGGGCCGTCATCTGGCCGCCGTAGCCTTTGGCGATCGCGTCGGACACGGCCTCGACCGGTTTCCCGGTCGCCGCCGCGACGTCGAGCGCGACGTTCATCGCCTTCTGTGCCTCGGTGACGTCGCCGGTACCGCGGGCCAGGGCGGCGAACGCCGGGCGCAGCTGGTCGTCGGCGACGCCGGTCGCCAGGGCCGTCTTGGTAATGAAGTCCTCGACGGCGGCGACCTGGGCGCCGGTCGCGCCGGTCGTGTTCTGCAGCTGGACGGCTAGCAGCGCCTGGGCCTGGGCGTCTTCAGCCGCGCTTTTCGCCATGAGGCCCAGGCCGGCGACGAGGGCCGCCGCGGGCAGGGCCGCCGACTTGAACCCGGCGCCCATGCGCGACGCCGCCGACGCCGTGTCGTCCATCCCTTTAGCGGCGCCGGCCGCGTCGGAGATGATTTTGATGGCGAGGATTGCAGTCTGACCGGCCATGTCTTAGTCGTCCTTTGTGGACTGTTCCTCGAGTATTTCGATGGCTGTCGCTATCGTCGCGTCGTCTTCGCCCCACCATTGGGCCGGGGCCGTCTGGGTGGCGAGCGCCAGGGCGACAATCATTCGGGCCCTGGACCCGTCTGGGTAGGGTCCCCCGGGCCGCCGTCCTTACCCGTGTCGTCGGCCAGAACCTCGACCTGCAGGGCCTTGGACTCGAACGCCGACAGCGCCATACCGGGTATCAGGTCGAGGCGGGTCAACGCTTTCCAGGCCAGGTACGTCGACCAGAGCATCGGGGCGTCGTTGCCCTGGGGCCAGCCGTACCGGCCGCGGTCCCGGTCCCAGCCCAGCATGTCGATGTTGAGCGCGCGAACGGTGTGTTCGGTCAGGCCGTCGACGCCGGCCGGGTCGTCGAGGATCACTCGGATCCGCGGTGTGGTTAACGTGGTCAAGGCTCAGGCTCCTTTGACTTGCTCGAGTATGGAATCGATCGCGCTTTCATAGACGCCGGTCCATTGTGGTTCGGTGGACTGGGCCGCCTCGAACGCGAACGGGTTCGGTTTGATGTTGTGGCCGGGCCAGCCGAAATGAATCGGTGGCCCGTACCGGACGGCCGACCCGCCGAACCGCACGATTGCTTCGCGCCGGGTGCCGGCCGGCCGGCCGGATGCGGCCAGCCGGCCGGTACGGCTGGGCGCCCTGGCCGCCGCGGCCGGCGCGACGATCTCAGCCGCGGCGAGGTTCGCGCGGTTCAGGTCTTTGATGTCGACGCCGGCCGCTTTCATCGTCTTGACCAGCTGGTCACGGCCGACGACCTCGACGACGGGACGGGCCATCGGTTACGGCGCCGTCCCGACGACCCAGGCCGTCGCGTCCCAGTAGGCCCGCGACCCGTCGCCCAGGGTCACGTACGACCCGGCCGCCCAGGCCGTCTGTGGTGCCGCGACGATCGGGCCCAGGGCGACGATGTCGACCGGTGGGGCCGACCCGGCCGGTGTGAACGCGCCGGGCGCGCCGGCCGTGGCCCCGGTCGCCGGCGTCGTCGGACCCAGCACGGGCTCGCCGACACAGTCCCACTCGAAATCGGACATCATGTTTTTCTTGACCTCGTCGCCGCCGACGGTGAGCGGGTCGACCGTCACAGTGCCGGTGACCTGTCGGCCGGCCGCCGTGTTCGGCACGAACACGAACGGGACCTGTTCGCCCTTGTGGTCCCAGGAGAACTGCACAATGCCGTCGACGTTGTCGATGTCCTGTGCCAGGGTACCGGCCAGCTTCGCCGTGTAGGAGACGGCGCCGGCGATTGTGTCTCCACAAAGGACGGCCGTGTCGTCTTCCTTGTCCTTGTCCCAGGACACTTTCGCTTTCGACAGCAGACATGAGATGTCGATCGGGCTACCGACCTCGCCCAGGGTGAGCAGGCCCGGCCCCAGCTTGATCGCCTTAGGCGCAGTCATCGATGTTTCTCCGTTTCAGATGGTGATCTCGAACTGCCACACGGGAACCTCGCCGCCGTCGGCGACCGTCCACCGGGCCGGCCGGGAATGGGTCACGGCGCCGATGGCCTGCAGCGCTTCCCGGGCCGGGTTCAGTACGGCGTCGCCGGCCTCGACGAGGCTGGTCTGGTCGCCGGCCGGTAGTGCCACGTACACAAGCCAGTCGACCTCGTCGATACACGCCGTGGTCGGCCGGATGTCGGACACGACCGGCCACGCGTCCCAGGCCGCGATCGTCTTCGGCGTCGAGGTATGGCCGGTCAGCTGGTACCGGGTGCCGTCGACCTCGACGACGACCGGGCCCAGCACGGCGGCGATATCGGCACGTTGTCCGGCCAGGTCGATCATCCGAACCAAAACCCTCGGTCGTACCCTTCCAACCGTTCAATCTCTCCGTCGAATGTGGACAGCCGGGTCGGGCCGAATTCTTCCGACCCGGGCGTCTGTCCCAGCGGGATCCCACGGGCGGCCAGGTGGCGAGCACACCGGCGTAACACGGCCTGGTACAGGTCGGCCGTGTACGGAATCTCCGTGGCCGTGGCCGGGTCGGTACGCCGGCATGCCTTGGCCTGGTTGGTCAGTTCCGCGTCGAGCACCATGGCGAGGCCGGCGTCATCGATCGACGACGCCGATACCCCGGTCCATGTACGAACCTGGGCGACGGTCGGCGGCGCCACGGCGCCGCCGACCCGGGGCCCGGGCTGGGTCATTTCGCGCTACGGCCCGCGGCGAACGGGATCACGGGCGGCGCGATCTTCGCGAACGCCAACGGTTCGAGCGCGCTGTAAGCGGTGTACCCGCCGTAGGCAACCTCGATTCCGAGCAGAGATGGCTCTACCGCGGATAGAAGACCGATGATCTCCTCGTAGAACTCGTACATCGCCGTGTTGCCGACGATGACTGTCTTGGGCGGGAACGCCCAGACGACCGACCGCGGCATGTTGAGCACGTCGCCGACGAACGTGGTCGGGTCGCCGGCGCCGAATGCCTGGGCCGCGTTGGCGAACGTGGCCAGCCGGGCGACGTCCACGATGGAGCCCAGGTGGCCCCACATGTCCATCGATACCCAGATGTGGTTCGGCAGCTTTCCCATCGGGATCGCGCCGACGGCGGCGCCGCCTTGGAAGGCCAGGCTGGCCGCCTCGTACAGGGCCGCCGTCCAGCCAGCCAGGTCGTCGGTAGCCGGGGCCGCCGCGGTCTGGGTGATCGCGGCGGCGAACGACGTCGCCGCGGCGATCTCCGTCTGGGCGCCGTACACATCGGCCAGGTCCTGAATCAGGGCGTCCCACGCGGCCGGCGACGTCCAGTCGATGTCCTGCCGGCTGATGTCGACCGACCCGCCGTAGGTTTCCTTCACGAACGGAACCGGCATGATCTTCATCGGCTGGGACGCCACGGCCGTTTTCTCGGCGGCCTGCTTCCCGACGGCGGTGTGCTGGGTGATCCGGGGCCGGCTGAACTGCGAGCCCGGGATCCCGCCCATGTCCTTCACGCCGACCGACGTCACGAACGGCCGGGATGCTTCCAGCGCGCCGACGATCGGGCCGACGACCGGCTGAGGCAACAGGCCCGGTGTGTCGGTCGTGATCTGGTTGGCCACGGCCCGTTCGATCCGGGCGGCGGCGGCGGCGTCGGGCGCGCCGGCCTGGCCGGCCCAGCGCAGGCCGCGCGCGCGCAGGTGGTCGACGACGAACGCGCCGGCCGTACGCCACGGCAGGCCGCCGCCCGGGGCCTGGTTGCCGGACGGGTCCAGCGGTCGCGGTTCGGTCGTCGCCGACCGGGTCCGGCCCGGCAACGGCTGGCCGTTGCTGGCCGCGGAACGCAGGGCGTCGAACTCGACGAGGGGGGCCAGCTGGGCGTCGATCTCGGCGACCCGTTGCCGCGCGGCGGCGACGTTGTTCCGTTCGGCCTCGACGAGGTCGCGGCCTTCCGCGTCGACCCGGTCGAGCATCTGGCCGACGAACTGCAGCTGTTCGTCGCGCTGGGCCTGTAGGCGTTCGATGACGGCGTTCATGGATTGAACCTCCCTGAATAGAGACATAGGACGGTGTGAACCGTTCGACCGTGGCTCGCCCAGGTGGGTTCAGGTGGGTTCGGGTGACCAGCGCGTGTTCAGCTGGCCGGCGCGTTCCCGGCGTGTTCCCGGCGTGGATGGCGTACGTCGTACTTAGTTGCCGATGGTAGACAGCCATTCCCGGGTCTGTTCGGCGTAGGGCCTCGCCACGCTGAGCCGCGGCCGGCTGGTCCGTTCGGCCGACCGGACGAGGGTGACCTGGGCGGAAGCGAACGCCGGCGTTGAGACCAGCGATGTCTCGACCAGCCGGGCCTCGTCGCGCGTGACCCGGTCGAGGGTTTCCGCGTTGGCCGGGTCCCAGGCTTCCGCGTCGGACATCTGCCAGGTCGACCGGGTCGGCTGGTACCCGACGGACAGGTAGGACAGGTGGCCGTCTTTGGCCAGCTGGGCCGCGCGCTGGGCCTCGGCGCCGGTGTCCAGGCGCCAGGTCCCCCACAGTCCGTCGTTACGAGATTCCCATTTGGCCGACGACCCGATCGGCCAGAACGCGCCGTCATGCCACAACAGCAGCGGCAGGGCCGCCGCGGCCTCCCCGATGGACTTGTCGAACAGGCCGGCGCCGAACGATTCCAGGAACCAGGCCCGGTTCGTCCAGACGCCGTACGGCGCGGCCCGGCCTTCCAACATCGTGAACCCGGTCGTCGTGTCCACATCGGTCAGGGCGACGGCGGCCCGGAACAGGACGCGTTCCGTCAGGCCGCGCATACCCTCGGCCCGGTCGAGTGCACGGATAGTCATTGTTCCCTATTCCTTTCCATCGTTACGGCGCAGGCGTGTCCAGTGGCGACGTCGACACGACGCCGGTCGGCGTCGTCGCCAGGCCCATGAACGCGCGCGCCTCCTCGACCGTCATCAACGGCGGGTCGCTCGTGATCGCCGCGACCATGGTCTGGACGGTCGTCTGCAGGTCGTCGCGGGTCAGCTGGGCCCGGTCGAACCGTACGCGCTGGCCGCGCGGCAACCAGGCCATCGACCAGACATCTTCAAAATCGGCCAGGACCGGTTCGAGGCTTACCCGCAACAGGTTCGTGTACATGGCGCCGGGGGACCGGTACGTCATCGAACCGCCCGGCGCGCCCAGCCAGTACCCGTCCAGGTTGAACGCGTTCGCCACGTCCAACAGGGACATCTTCCGGGCCTCGACCAGCTGGGCGTCTTCCGGCGACCAGGCCAACGGGATGACCTGGGTACCGGCCGGCAGGATGGCCGGTTCCCGACCCGGGCCGCTGAACTTTTTCAGCCACTCCGCTTTCGCCGTGTCGGCCTCCCCCGGGCCTAGCCGCGGGTTCGGCGTCACGATCGCGACCGACGGGACGGCTCCGTTACGCAACGCGTCGCGCTCGTATTCCTCCTCCATCGCGACCCGGTCGAACGTGGCCAGATGTTGTTCGATGACGCCGACGCCGCGCGCTGGGCACCATCGGTCGGCGCCGCGTTTGATGTGGACGACCCGGTCGGCGTCCAGTTCGATGCCGTCGACGAGATAGGTCGGCTGGTCGTACCGGCCGCGCGGGCAGGCGACCGTGACCCAGGCCGCGGGTAGCCACGTCATGGCCGACGGCCAGCCGGTCGTGTCGTACGCCGTCACGTACGACACGGCGTTACCCGACCACAGATAGTCCTCGACGTGGCACTGGACGAACCAGGACCGGGCCTGCATCGGGTCGGGCTGTTCGAGTAGCCGCGGCCGGGGCATGGGCTGGATCCCGCGGAACGCGTCGAGGGGGGCCTGTTTGAGCGATCCACTGTAGATCTGACTGGCCCGGGAAACGCCTGGGATCTTGAGTGCCGACCAGGCGTCCCAGACCAGCGGCGCGCCGGCGACCGGTTCCCACGGCCAGACGACCCGGTTGTACGGCTGGTTATGCATCGGGCCCGGGGCCGGCGACGTCGCCGCGGCGGTAGCCGGGCGCCTGGACACGGCACTGCCGGCGCGACGTCGCCGGCCGCTCACAGGGTTACCTGATCACGAACGGCCCGGGCGCCTGGGGCGCATGATCGAAGGCCCACAGGGCGAGCGTAGCGGCAACCAGCGGCGCAATCGTGGACGTCGACACGCGCCGGCCCCAGGCCCACCGGTCGCCCACCTGCCGTTTCCCGGCCGCCTCGACCGCGGCGTCGAGGGCCGGATGTGGGGTATAGGTCAGGGTGCCTGCCACTAGCTCGCCCAGGAACCCGGCGCAGGCAGTGCAATATTCCTCTGTGGACGTTGACTCGATCGGCGACAGGCCGGCCCGGGTCGCCGTGTCGGCGGCGGCGACGGCCGGTCCGAACCGGTCGAACAGCACGGCGGCGACGTCGTTATCGGTGACCAGCTGCAGCAGCCGGCCCGACAACCAGGCCGCGCCGTCGCGTACGTCGGCGATCTCCACATGGGCCCTACCCGACACCGGGTCGCGCCAGGCGATGGCGATCGCCGCGTCGTCGCCGGCCAGGCCCACATCGAACCCGACGCCGAACCGGCCCGGCAGGGCGACGCCGGCCCGGCCGGCCGACAGCCACAGTAGGCCCGGGATCACGCGTTCCGCGGCGCCGGTCCAGCGCGACCCAAACGCCCGGGCGAACTCCCCAGCTTTCATGGTCGAGGCGGCCTGGATCAGGCCGGCCGGTCGCAGCGTGTACCCGTAGCCGGGATGCGCCAGGGCGACGGCGCCCAGGTCGGCCGGGTCGACGTCGTCGCCGATACCCCAGCTGAAGTAGGCGATCGTGTCGGTCCGGCCGGACTCGACGAACAGCCGGCCGGTGTCGACCATCCCGCGGAACCACTGCGACCCGGCGTCGCCGGCCGCGGACGGGATGTACAGCTGGCCGGGCGTCGTGCTGAACGTCGGGATGATGGCCTGCATTAGCTCGTCGCCGCGGGCCTCGTCGAACGACCATCCCTCGTCGATGGTCACAAGGTGGGTTGCTTTGCCGTGTAGGGCGTCGGCGACCGGTGAGAACACGCGGTATTCCGACCCGGTCGGGAACGTGGCCCCTTCCGACCCGTTGGATTCCCGGATGCGGATGTGCGGGCCCAGCGGCGAGCGGCGTAGCCGTTTGGCCAGGTCCATGAAGTTGTCGCGCGCGTCCTGCCGTTTCTGGGCCGTGTACCAGATACCGCGGTCCTGGCCGGTGATCGCCCGGTGGGTACCGGTGCCAGCGATCAGGGACGTCTTACCGGCCTGCCGTTGTACCTCGACGATGATCGTCGAGTAGGCCCATTCACCGGTCGACGGTTCAATCTCGCCGGCGACGTCGGCGACGAGTTGCTGCCACGGCATCGGCGGCCAACCCAGGGCCGCCGACATGCGGGCCACGTTCGGCCCGAAGGTGGGCCGGTGTGGACTACGCCGGGTCGCCCACCGGGGCGGCGCCGGCCGGGTCGGCGGCGGTAGGCGTTGCCAGCTGGGCGAGGAAATCAGCGAGGCTGTCACGCGGGCCGCCTCTCGACGTCGGGTCCAGCCGTAGCCGGGTCAGCGTTTCGCGTAGTTCGCCGCCGACCCGGGCCAGGGCCCACACATCCCGACCGGCCTCGGCGACGTCGACGGCCCGGGCCTGGGCCCGGGCCAGCGTGACCAGCGCAACATCGACCTCGGTCAGTTGTTTGTCTAACGACGCGCGGCGTACGGCCTTGTTGACGGCCGACTCGACCCGGCCGCGGCGACCCGCCGGCAGGGCGAATAGAGCTTCGTCACTTTTCTGTCGGGCCACGGCCGTTCTCTCGTTGCCGGCGTAGCCGGTTCACTGTCAACGGCGCCCAGGCCGCGGCGTCGGCCCGGTCGAGTAGCCGGTTCAGGTGGGCGGCGAACCTGGTTGGCGTCCAGCCTAGGCCGATACGGATCGCCTCGACCTTACGGGCGGCCTGTATCCAGGTTCGCCCGGCGATATCCAGAACGACTTTGTCCACATCGGACAGTTCCGGCGTGATCATGGACGTATCGTTGATCATCGCTCGCCATCCCCCTCGATCGGGGGAGAGAGGGACAG